CTAGCGGCTGCAAATACCCGCCCTGCGTCTTGCGCTGCCCCGTCACTAGCTGCCCGAGGGTGTGTACGTAACCGCCCAGGCCGCGCGTCGGGTCGATGCGCGTGTTGCCAAACTTGATCTTGCCCCAATTGCTTGAGCGCCAGTCCCACTCCGTCTCGCCCCCCATGACCTTAGCGAGTTTATAAATCGGGGCCATGACGGCGACCACACCGACGGCATCGCGGAGCATCTGTTTACGCAGGAAGGGGGATGCCGTGACGGCCTTTACGGGCATCCCTAAGATACGGAGGCTGCTCGCCTGGAAGCGGGGGGAGAAGATAAGCTGAGCCAGATGGCTCGGTGTCTTCCCCTCCTCCAACCCCTTGGGCAGCCTGCCGCGCCCGGTCATGGTGTTGATGTAGTCCGCTATCTCCTGGTAGGCTTCCGGGTACACCTCGGGAGTGATGCCCTGCTTCTGCAAACTCGCCGCCATGTTGTCGAAGGTGTCGGCCCGGAGCCGGTTGAGATAAGTGGCGTACGTCCGTTCGCTGTTCTCGACGCCCTTGGCGACGGCGCGGGTGAGCGGGTTGTCTACGATTATCTTCGCGTTCTTGGGCAAGTCTTTGTACAGCGGCTTCTCGGCAAGCTGGCTGACGACGTTCGACATATAGTTCTCTTCGCGTGCCGTGAGGTCAACCGTCGCACCGCCGACTTCCGTGAGAGAGAGTTTCGATTGGCGGTAGAGTTCGGCGTTCGGGCGCGTGTGTATCTCCTCCATCACGTCGTTCGCGGCCTTCTTGAAGCCCTCGGTTCGATGCTCCTGCCCTGCCAGCGCGGCGGCACCGTCCACGAAGTCGTTGAACCAGACCTTCAACATCGGTTTCCACGCCTGCCACCACTCTTTTCTGCTGATGAAGGCTTTGCCCTGCCGACCGGGGGCCGATATGTCAAAGCTCGTCCACAAACTGCGTATGATACCTTGCGCCTCACGCGCGTAGTCCCATAAACCCGGCTTGTGCAGGTCCTTGATGATCTGTGCGTACTTCTTCTGCCGATCAGGGTCGTCCTTGGCGATTTGCCGTATCTTATCAGCGGCGATCTTGGCTTTCTCCGGAGAAAGTACAGCGGTGGCCTGCTTGAGCGCCTGCGCCCGGTAGTCCTTCTCAAAGGTCACACGCTTGCTGGCGTGTTCGTACATCTTCTCCCAGGCGGCTTTCAGGTCGTCGGCGGCTATCTTTTTGCCGACGGCGTTGTTCATCTCTATGACCCAATCGTTGAACTTCTTGAAGCCGGACTGATAGATGTATCCCCCTACTTCCGTCAGCATCGGGACCGTCTTGGGGTCGCGGTACTCGCCCTTGATACCGAATTGCCCCGGCGATTTGTACGTCTTGGCGAGTCGCTGGCGTACGGCCTCGCTCCGGTCAGGGAGGAAGATTTGCTTGCGGCTCTCGCCGGGTCCCATCTCGGCAGCGGCGCTCGTTTGTTTTGCAGGCGTCGTCTTAGGCGTCTCGGCGGCCTGGCCGGTCATGGGGACGGGCGGCTTGCCCGTGGGCGACTCCATCTCCTGCGGCTTCATCAGCGGGGGCTGCATCGCGGGGCGTGTCTGCGGGTTCTCTGCCGCCCGCCCGGTCATGGAGATGGGTTCGGCTTCGGGGGCAGAGAGCAGAGAACTTTGCACGGCGGGTCGGTTGGAGGGCTTGGGCAGCGCCGCCGTCATGCCCGGCGTCGGCTGCGTATACAGTTCCTTAGGGCCGAGCAGACTCATTGCACGCGCGTGCAATGTCCTTGGTTCGGCGGCGGCTCTGCCGGTCATGGCCTTAGGTGCCGCCGCGCCCGTCGTGGGAACCAGTTCGCCCATCGTGGGGGTGAGCGCCTGCGTCGTGCGCGGGGTTGCGGTGGCACGTCCGCGCGGGGTCGGGAACTCCTCTGCCGTCGTCGCGTGCGGCGCAGGGACCTCGGGACGGGTCACAAACTTCTTCGTCTCGGCGGGCGTCGTCTTGGCTGTGCCTAAGTCAATCGCCGTGGCACGCTCAATCTTCCTGCCCGTCCCTTCCCACCCCTGCCGCAGAGCCTCGTCCACAAAGGATTCCGGTGCCCCCTCAAACATCTTCTGGAAGAAGGGCTTGGCCTGGTAGGTGAACTCCGCAAAGCTGTGAACGCCCGCCTTGATGAGTTCGCGTGCGGCCTCGGTGATCCCCTCGACGAGTTCGTTGTCCACGATGCCAGATTGTAGCTGACCGAAGCCCTTGCCCTTCTGGTTCTCCCAGCCGCGCTTCATCTTCTCGACGGCGGCAGAGAAACGGGCGCTGCGCTTCTCGTCCTGCGCAATGATTTGCAGAGGCGTCCGCGCCTTCTTCGGTGTCATAGAAGGCTTGGGGACTTTAGGCGCTTCGGGTACGCCCTCAAAGGCGTACGTCTCACCGACGGCGCTGGTAGCCTTGGGGCGCTTGACCCTGCCACCTTTCGCAATCTCCGGGGCCGGGGAGGTAGATGGCGCAAAACCCTCCCCGGCCCCTTCAATGGGAACCCCTGCGCGGGTTACGCCCGGTGCAGTGCCCGCCTCTCCGGGACGAGGTGAGCTTGTGGTTCCCAGGTTTTCTACCGCGCGCGTTGCCGTGTCCTTGGGAGCACGACGGGCGATAGAAGCTAAAGAGACGCCGCCGGGGGCCGTCGGCGCGGGAGCGGCGCGGGCTATCTCGGTAGCCCCCACGGGCGTCTCGGGTCCGCGCATGGCGGGGAACAGATTGTTCAGGGCAATCGCGCTGTCGGTCGTGCTGTGCGAGAGTTTATCAATGTACTGCAAATACTGCATCGCCCGACCGAGCGCGGTACGGTTCCCGGCACTCTGCTGATTCAGCACTTCCAATATTCTTGAGGAGCGCAAGAACTCCAGACGGTTCTCCGGGGTGTCGCTGCCCTTGAGCGCCTTCTCGGCGGCGATGGTGCGCTCTCCCCAAATGTCCCGCTGATGCTCCAGAAACGCGGTGAGGACTTCGGGGGAGATGCCGAGCTTTTGCAGTTCGGACATGCGCTTCTCACCCAGCGTGTCGTACAGCATCGTGGCCTGCTCCGCCGTCACCTTAACCGGCTTAACGGGGACGCCGCCACGCGCCTCCGTTAGCTGCCCCTCCTTCGCAAGCTGTACGATGCCGTCGTACAGCTTGTCGCCCAGCGCGGCGTCAGTACGATAGTTCTCGCTGTGGTAGTCCGGCATCGCGTCTTCGATATCGACGGGCACAGGGGGCGGCTTCTCCCCCGCCGCCTCCAGGGATGGCTTGACGACATCCTTATAATGCTGCTTGGCGGCACGCCACAAATGGGTGATGTAGGGTTCGACTTCGTTGGCGTACCGGCTGCCGAACTCCTTGTGCATGGCGTCCACAAAGTCCGCAAAGTTGAGTGCGCCCTTGGATATCTTGATAGCGCCGAGCTTCGCCATGTCACCGATAGCGCCGACGACGTGTTCCGCCGTGCCCTCAATAGAGAAGAGTTGACCCCCGGCCCGCTTTGCACGCGCGTGCAACGACTCCTTTGCCGCCTGCTCCTGCGCGTCCAGGTTCTCGCGTATCTGTTGCCGCCTCGCCTTAGGCGTTTCCCCCGCACTTTCCGCAGGCTTGAAGGTGTCAAACCTCTCGTTTATCTCTGATAGGGGTCTACCTACCCTACTGCCGGGGGCTGTATACCGTTCGTCAACCGGTTTCACGTTGACGTTATCTCCCCGCAGGCTCGTCACCTCGTAGCTCGGAACGCTAGCGCCCTTGGGGTAGAGCAGGTCCCCCTTCGCCAGCTTCGTGTCTATGGCGGCGATGCGCTCCTTGCCGGGTTCAAAGGCTTCCGCCGCCGCCGCCTTAACCCTATAGGACGCGTGCTTTTCGGCGGCAAGATTCTGCTCTGCGGTGCGCTGCGTGCTGCTGACCTTGTACGCCCCCTCGGCCTCCCGCGCGAGTTCCGCGCCGACCGTCTCGCGCAGTTTGCGGGTGTCCTCTGCGGAGATGGTAAGCGATGCCATGCGCCGCTCTCTGGTTTGCGCCTCCGGCTTCGGCGTCTCCGCTTCTTTTGCACGCGCGGGCAAAGGCTTGGGGGTAGGGGCAGGCTCAGGTGTGACTTCTTTGGGCGTCGGAGCAGGTTCCTGGTCGAAGTTCAGGACCGTCTGCGGCTGCCTGCCCTCCTCGCTCATGCCGACCTTGTGGGCCTGGTCGATGACTTCCAGTTTCGTGCGAGGTTCGTTGAGCAGCTTGCTCTCAGCATCCCTAAGCGCGATACGCGCATAGTTCTCAAGGAACTGCGACACGCGGGCGTCGGAGCCAACGGTGTAGAACTTCTCATTCTCGGCCAGAAAGCTATCCGAGAAGAGGTTAATCAGCGCCTTGGCTTCGGGGGTCAGGGGCTTGGCCTCCTCCCCGAACATCTCCGTCTGTGCCAACAGGGCGCGGACGTTCTGCTTCGCCTTCCCCACCTGCTGCTTGACGCGCGAGAGGGTCGTGATGGCCTGCTCAATGTCGGGGGCGATGTTGTACGCGGGGGCGCTCTCCTTGACCTTTGCAAGCGCGGGACTCTGCCGCATCGTGCCGCTGCTGGCGTTCTTAACACCGGGGTACTCCCCCTCGGTGGCAAGATTGTTGATGAAGTTCGGGTCCTCAAAGGTGTACGCCATCATGGCGTTGCGTATCCGGTCGGCCCCCGCCTGCGTGAGTTTGCCGGTCTGTTGATTAAAGAAGCTCGGCATCTCGGAAGAGGAGAAGGCTTGCCGACCGGTATCCACGTCTTTACCTAAGAAGAAGGCTTCCCTAAAAGGTCGGTTCGCCTGTGCCCCGAAGCCGCCGCCCGGCTCTATCTCCAGCCTGCCCAGCGCCCCGGTCTGTGTCAAGAGGCGCATATCCCTGCCCGCGAGTTCGCCGGGGTCCTGTGCCATCTGCGGGTCACGGTTCATCTCCTCCGCGAGACGCTGCCGCTCCTCTATCGACAAGTCACCGATGCGCTCCCGGACGAGTACCGGGTTCTTCACGCCCTCGGGAACCTCAACGCCGTGCTGCTGCGCGAAGTCCTGCACGAACTGACGGTAGGCTTGCGCTTTTTCCGCCATGTGCGTGTTGCTTTGTTCTAGATTATAGATATTGCGCAGGGCAATAGTACGCCCGTTCCCCGCCTCCACCAGTTTGTCACTGCCGATGATGGGTGCACCGCTGCCCGCCTCGGGGGAAACCCCCAGGCGTTCCGGGTTGAGTTCGTTGCTGATGTTATAGACCTGCGCATGACTCGCGTTGCTCATGGTCCGGTTCCGGGGCTGTAGCTTCTTGGCATACTCCTTGTTGGGGGTCATATTGCGGTTGTGCGAGGTGACAAGCTCGCTCTCGTCCACCACGCGGTAATTGAAATGCACGGGTTCGTTGCGCGGCGTGTAGGTCACGCCCGTCGCTTTGCCCGCGCGTGCAACGGGGGCGGCTTGCTCCGAAGGGGGAGTAGTGGGAGTAGGGGCAGGCTCCTGGTACTGCGGCACGCTCTCCCGGTCCACCCGGCGCAGTTCGTCGTTAATCTCCGAATAGATTCTAAAGGGGGCGGGCGGGTTGAGCTTACCGTACTGGTTGCGACCGGCATAAATCTTGGCACGGCTGACGAGATAATCGTCTGCCGCCTTCTTGCCGACACGGCTAACCAAGTTCTTATAGGCGTCGTAGGCCCGCTGCTCCTCGTTGACGTGCGCCTGCGCGCTCGTCTCTATCTCACTCGCGTTTACCTCTGCCGCCGTACGCCGCTTCGCCTGCTGCCCCTCATAGAACAAGCCCTGCCGCTCGGCTATCTGCCCCGTCTTCTTCTCTGCCTGCTTGTCCAACCACTCCTGCGTGACGGGGCGAACCTCTATGTCGTACGTGCGACCGGGGAACACCTTGTCCACGAAGGTCTGTAAGGCAGGGGAACGGAGCGCTCGCGCCCGCGCCTCTATCTGCGTAGGCATCCTCGCCCCCTCACCCGTGTGGGTCAGGTTGGTGTAGTCCTCAAGGATGCTGTTCTTTAGGTCGTCCCACTTAACGCGCACCTTGCCCGAGGCGTCCACGTTCTGCACGACGCCCGAGCGACCGGCGGGTCCCGCCACAGGGTCCCCCTTGCGGAAGAGTCTCTGTGCCGGGTTCCCGGTGTCGAAGTGCTGCTTCAACTGCCAGTCATAGTTAATATCGGGGATGGGTTCTTCCGTTGCACGCGCGTGCAACGGGCGTCCTTCTACTTGCCCCGCTTGTGTCCCATGAAGGGCGACGGGCTGCGCCTCCCCTGCGACATTGGGCGCACCCTCTCCGGTAGGGCCTTGAACCCGCCCGGTCGGGCCTTGGTCGCCCGGCTCCACTCCGAGCAATCCCACGTTCCCGCCTGCCCCCTGGCTTGCTTGGCGTAGCAAGCCCTCTGTTGACTCTTCGATTGGAACGGCATTTGCTCCCTCACTTTCTGGTATCGCGTATGGTGACGTTGGTTCCAGGATATCGATGCCCTGGTCGGGGGCACCCGGCGTCTCTACGCTGGTAGTAGAAAAATCTATAGGACTAGTAGACACTTGACCTGCGATAGCGTTTTCGTTCCCTGGAGCCAAAAGGCCCGGAGGTATACCTACCCCACCCGAGGGGCCAGCGCCCGTCTCCGGGGCAGCTAAAGTACTTGAGCGGGCATTGTAGACAGGGGCCGGGACGGTCGGAGAGGCGGGTTGGGGGCCTAGTTCTGGCTGTGTGAAGAGGGGATTTTGCTCCCCCGCGAGACCGGCCAGGTCAAGGTCTTCCCGCTGCCTCTGGCGTGCCGCTTGCTGTAAAGTGCGGCGGTACGCGCGGTCCCTCGCCATCTGGTTCAGGGTCACGTCGGAGTACCCCTGACGGCCTATAAAGTCCTGACGGCGCGTGCCTCGGGTTAGCTCCGGTCGCATGGGCTGCACGCCCGGCGCGGCGGGTCCGACCGTCCGTACCATCGCCTCCGGTATTGCACGCGCGTGCATTCCCGGTCTCACGTCGGTAAAGAGACCTTCCGGCACTCCCGCCGCGTGTGCCCCGATCCTGCCCCCCGTCCGGATAAAGGCTTGCGCGCCCGCCACGTCCGCGAGACTCCTGCCGATATCGGCACGGAAACCGCCCGGTGCCAGTCTGCCGGTCCCGACGCCCTCTACGGGAACCGTGCCGCGCCCGTAGCGGGCACCCGCGCCGACGCGCGTATGTAAACCACCCAGTACCAGGGGGGCCACGTCTTGCGCGAGGGTTCCCACCGGGTCCGTCGCGAGTTTCCTCTGCCAATCCTCTTTAAGCTGTCGGGGGTCACTCTCCCGCGCGCCCTCCATGCCCAGGTTTGCAGCGTATTCGGAGGAGAGATTCGGGTCGTTTGCCGCCGCCATCTTGGCGCGTCCCACGGCTGCCTGTTTAACGACACTGCCAAAGGGCAAAAGGCCCGACGCCGTTTCGGCAAGCCGCATCTGCGCGTCGGGGTCGCCCGCGATCACACCGGGCACGTTCGCCGCCACGTCCCACGCACCGCCGACGAGACCCGCCGCCGCGCCGACGGGCAGATTGCCGATGCCAGCGGCGATATCCTCGGCACCCGTCTTCTTGGCAGTGGTGAGGGGGCCATAGGGTTCCTGTGCGGGGGGCTGCCCTTCCGGGATTCGCTTCTGCGCCGCCACAAACTTGGGGGAGGGTACGGTGAGCTTTTGCGGGGGCCGCACGCCGACCGGCTGCCTTGCGGGCTTGGGCTGTGCCGCCTGACCGTACGCCGCGAACGCCGATTCGTCAAAGGTGCCAGGCTCTCGGGGCTTGTTCGCGCTCTGCCACGCCTTCGTGCCGTACACCGTGGGGTCGCTCTCTAACGTATCCCGGTAGCGCCCCGCGCGTTTGTACTGAAACGCTAAATCTATGTTTTCCAGCGTCGGCGTGTTGCCGGTCGGCACGCGCAGGTCGATCTCGTCCCCCGTGCGTGTATCGGTGACGGTGACGACATCGTTCTTACTCCCCTTCGCGCCCGGTTTGCGGGTGAGGGAGTATTCGGGCTGCGGCGTGCCTGCTTTACGCATTATCTCTTCTCTTTATCGCTTGCCCTTACGCCAACCAGCAATGTCCACGCCAGGAGGGGGTGTAGGCTTCACGAACTGAGCGGGGCCGGGTTTTGCAACAGCGCGTGTGGAAGGGTTTGCAACTCCGGGGTTTGTGGCTCCCACGCCTGGATAATTAAAGATGTCAAAGGGTGCTTCTTGCGCGGGGGCCTGCTGCTGCACCGCAGGAGGCGGGAGACCCTGCCCCCCGGCTCCCCCTAAGTTTATAACGACCGGGGCCGGTGCCACGCCGTAGCCGCCTGCGCCGTAGGTCGGTGTCGCGCCGCCGTACTGCCCGCCAAGTATCGCCCGCTTCTGCAAAAGATCGTCCATCTGACCGGCGTAGGTGTTAAAGGCACCCTTGTGCCCCTCTATCTCCTGCTCTAGCGACTGTGCCTCCCGCACGTACGCGTCATAGACCCCCTTGGCGTAGTGGGACATGACCCCCGCCTTCTCCTGGTTCTTCGGGTCGAGCGCCACCTTGCGCGCTTCTTTGTACTTCTGCGCCACTTTATTGGCTAAGTTGTTAATGGCGACCTGCTCCGACTTCATCTGCCCCTGCAAGCCCCGGTAGCGGGCCAGAGCAAACTTATCACCGGAGACCTGTCCGATCTCTTTCTCCGCGCGTGCAAGACGGGCACGCTCGTTCGCGCCCTTAATCTGTTCCCGCGCTATCTCCAAGCGCTTACTGTCGTGGTCGAGCGCTATCTTCTCCCGGCTCTTTCTGTCCAGCGACCAACGCGCTATCTCGGCTTTCTCAAACGGGGAGTAGTCGTTCAGGAAGTTGGTTCCCAGCACCAGGCGTTTGTTCTCCGGGTCACTCAGGAAGTTTGCAATAGCGTCCTCGGCATCCCCCGAGAGCCTGCCCCTGGTGCTCTGCACCAGGCGTATGGCAGCGTTGACTTTGGCGCGTACGTCCTTGGCCCGGTCGGCGTCCTTCTTCTGGTCTATCTGCTGCTTGACGATATCGGCACGCGCCTGCCGGTTCAGTTTGTTCTCCTGCGCGACGCGGGCGTTCGTGACGGCCTGGTTATAGGCCCTATCTGCGTCAGCATTTGTCTGCCTGATGACCGTATTTTGTCTGTCTATTGAGTCGTTCACACGGTCAGAGGCGCGGCTCTCGGCCTCGTATCGCCTGACCTGGTTCTCATAGTTCTGCTGCTGCGTTCCCGCCTGCTGCTGCCAGTTCTGGAACTGCTGCGCGTAGTCGGACTGTGCGGCGTTCTGTGTGCCCTGTTCGATGCCGCCGTAAATGGCGTTCGCCACGCCGACGGCCCCCTGCCCCGTGTCACCCCCTAAGAGGGAGAGCAGGGGGAGCCACTGCGCGTACTTCATAATCCCGGCCCGCGTGTGGGCCTGCACGGCAGGGTCGTACTGCGGCGCGTTGGGGATATTGGGTGGTACGGGGATTTGCGCCGTGAGTTGCTGGTAGTCCGTGCGCGGGTCTATGTGCCGGGGGAGCGGGATGCCGTACGGGTTTTGCGCGTTTTCCCCGTTTGCATCCTCGCCCTCGGTGTCCGTGCCGGTGACGACGGGGTAGGCGTCGGAGGCGGCAGGCGCAACGTCCCTCGTCCTAGGCGACACGCCGTACACGCCAGGGTCTATCGTGGCACGCGGAACCATCGGCAGACCCGTGTTGGCGATTGCACGCGCGTGCAACGAGTCCGTGCCGTCGGGAACGGGGTTAAAGGCAGGATAGCCTAGCTGACTCAGGATAGTAGCGAGTCCCGAGTTGTTGCTAGGGCGGTACACCAAATCATCGTACGCCCCCTGTCCCGGCAGCTTAGGGTCAAGCACGTTCGGCTTAGGCGTCGGGTTATTCACAACGCCGTAGACGCGCGTGATGGGTTTGCCGCCTCGCTTAATCAGGGGTGTCGTCGGGTCTGCCATCTCTTTATTTCCCCGTAATGTTCCGTATCCGGTTCCGATCATAGATGTTCTGCATCATCGGCACGCCCGTGTTGGGTACGGCGGGCATCCCTACCGCCGTCCCCGCCGCGCCGCCCCAATTCTGCTCAGGCAGCATGGGGATTCCAGACCCGGCCTGATTCGTACCAAGGCCGTTATTGCCCGCATTGGGGTTTCCGGTCCCGAAAGAGGGGAGCTTGAGAGGCATGTGCGCCATACCCGCCGCCGTCGTGACCAGTCCTGTGAGGTTTTGCAAGGCTTGATTGGCCTGACTGGAGTACATCCCGCCGACGCCGCCGAGCGCCCCCGCGCCCTGTGCCAGATTGCCCGCGCCCTGTCCCTGCAAGTTCCCGACTTGCTGGTTAATCATCGGCACGAAGTTCTCCAGCCTGCGCTGCTGCTCGTTGATGTTATTCTGGAACTGTCCGAGCCGGAAGTTGCCAAAATCATTGGCCTGAGCGGTGCGTATGTCGCCTATCGTGCTGTTCAGTCCTGAGCTTGCGCCCCCTAGCCCACGCGAGGCGAGGTCGTTATAGGCGGCGTTTGCAGCCGTATCATAGGCGTTGACATTGGCGTTCTTGTACTGCATGTACGCCGGGGCGTTAACGTCCATACTGTACGGGTCGTAGTTCACGACGCTGTTATAGTAGCGGGCGAGAACAGGGTCCTGGTACTGCGAGATAAGCTGGTTAGAGCGGGCGAGTTGCTGCCTGGCGAGGTCGGCCTGCTGGTTCGCGAGGTCTTCCGCGCCCGAGTAAGCCTTACGCGCGTGCCGCCTATCGTCCTGCCCCGTGATGTCGCTCAGGAAACTCATAACGCTCTCCTCAGTATGAGAACAAGCCCATAAATATCGTCACTCGCGCTGTCGCCCGTGGCGTTCACCCTGCAAACGCACCACCCCTGCAAAATGGCCGTCGCGTTCAGCGCGGCCCAGCTTCCTTCCACAAACCCGGCGTCGGTGTCAACGCTCTCCGAGGCAGGGAAGGCGAGGACCGGGTTCAGGTCAACCCACGACCCGCCGCCGGTCTCAAAGAACTGCGCCTGCAAATTGAAACCGTCCCCGTCGCTAGACGCCGAACAGCATAGCATACCCTCCTCCCATTGGTCAATCGGTATACCCATGCGCACCCGCTCCGTCTCGTTGGAGCCGCCGATGTTGGCCGCATTGAAGGTGAAGTGACCGTAGAAGTAGGGAAACTGTGGTTCCGGCGGCAGGTTTTGCAGATTCTCGGCAGCCGTGCCGCTCAGGTCCTCCTCCCCGGAGGGTTGGAAGTCCTGTTCTATCGCCTCGTCTAATAGCCCCCCGGTGATGCGCCCCGGCGGGTCGTTCCGGGGGACGCCCATTTAGCCGTCCTCCCGCTCTAGCTGTACGGTCGTGACGATACGCTTGAGTTGCAGAGCCGTCACCCTGCCCTCTATCTGCTGACTGATGTACCGCCCGAACAAATCCACGTCAGGGCGAAACGTGAAGATGATCTCTTCCGTGTTGTCGTAGCCATTGGCGGCACTGATGCCGTACACGCGGGAGTACGTGTCTGCCGTCACCCCCACTTTCAGGTTCGTGGCGGGGTCGCTGCCGTTAGAGAGCGTCCCTTCGATGTGAGACCAGTACGCACTGCTGATGGTTTTGCCCGCGCGTGCAACGCCCGGCATCTCGTACTCGGGGGTCCTGATGCTCACGTACCGTTCAGAAGAAACGTCAGCAAACGCCCTCTTGATGTTACCGGACGTGTCAGAGAAGATAAGTTCGTGGGTGCGAAAGTCTCCCGTCGGCGGCGGCTGAGAAACCATATCGCGCGAGATAAGGTCCGTCTCCTCCGACCACGCTCCGTTTGTGAAATCAAGGACAAAAGTAAGGTCGTCCGGACTGGCGGGAGACGTACTAAACGTGACGTATAGCTTGTTGTCATGGGAGACCAACCTGACCGTAGAGAACTGCGCGGCGGGGATTAAGTCCAAGCTGCTCTGTATCGCCGCACTTATCATCTCGGCACCGTCGTTCGTCAGTTTGTAAATGCGGCGGTCCCGCCCCATCCAGAAGGCGTCGTTCAGACCCGTCCGACAGAGCGCATGCTTCGACGCTATGCCCACGTCACTTCTTTTAGAGGGGTTGAAGTCTGTAAAACCGTTCCCGTAGAGGACGTAGACCGTGAGGGCGCGGCCCACGATTAAGATATTCCCGATGCTCGTCAGGGCTAAGATATTGTCGGAGTCGGCACCGGGCATGTCGAAGAAGCCGCCGTCAATCGCCGCGCCGCTGCCGCTCCTACCCCACTGCTCCGGTTTGGATATGCCAGAGAACCAGATGCGAATGGGACTCGCGGACTCCCCAAAGCCCTTAGAGCCTGCGGCATAGATTCTCTGACGGTGCGAGGCGATGATGTCCAGGCCGGTCGGGGGCGCGTAGTTATTCAGCGAGAGGCGCGTGTTGGACAGGTCGATGTCCGCGATGTTATCGTGAAAGGTCGTCGGGCCGGGAACGAGCGTCACATCCCCCACCATGAAGAACTGTGTCGCAAAACCGCCACGACGGTAGATACGCGCCTTCGTGATTTCCGGGGTTCCGGAAAGTGGACCGGACACGATAACGTCTATATACTCGTCGTCAATCAGGTTCACCTCGGCGGGGTCTGAGGGGTTTCCCTCCTGCCCGTGCGCGGTCACGAACGTGTATCTATATTCGTACTTCGGGATGGGCTTGTTGCCCATGCTGTTCAGTACGCCGGAACCCGCACCGCCGGGGGTGAGCGTCGGGGAGGTGATCGGAACTTCTACCCCCGCCTCCTTGCCGCTCCCTATCGTCACGTCGCCGTACCACACGTAGAGCTTGTCGGCGGGCACAGCCATCAGCATGATGTCCCGCTCCTGCAAAATCTGCACGCCGCCGTATATCTCTGCGGGGGTGTAGTAGTCCGCAACCGCGACGGAATCAATGCTGCCCGTGTTGACGGCGTTGACCGGGGCCGTGGCGATGCTGGCTTCGTTCAGGTGCATCAGAGCTATCACATACAAATCCGGCGGGCCGGGGGTGAGCGTATACGTCGTGTACATCAGGCGCTTGACCAGGGCCGTGTCGTATCGCCATATCTGATAGGCACTCACGCCCGACTTGATGAGTGCCGGTGCCGCCGTTTTGCGGATCGTGCCGGTGTAATCCAGCTTGACGTTCCTGAACCGTCGGAACACGTTCTCCGGGGCCGCGCCGCGCGGTGCCGTCGTGTCCTCTCCCCGAAAGCTCTGTATGTCGAAGTCTTTCATCGGGGTCGGCATCACAGTGCTCCTTCCATGCGTAACTGCGCAAACAACGCACCGATAAAGGCTGTGACTTCCGACGAGTCCATGCAACCCTCTAAGAGCAGATAGACGCCCTTGCCGTACCCGTCGAAGCCGCCCGCTTGAATCACCGCGTTGGAGTCGTGCGTGTGCCAGGTCGCATAGAACTGCCCCACGGCGGGAGTGCTCGGCGTCGCCGCCGTCTCATTAAAAGTCAACAGGGAGCGCACGGTCTGGTTCACTTCGTTGGCGTAGTAGACCGTGTTCCGGCTCACTTGCGGCAAATCCGGGTCTCGCGTCACGACGAACGCCATCGCCTTCGGCCCATAGTCGATGAAGGCGCTGCCAGGATTATCCGCTACCCAGGCGCTTGAATAGATGTTCGTCGCGGACGTACTCACGATCCCTGCCGGGGTGTAATGGAAGAAGCCAGGATGCCCGCCCGTACCGTCCTGCCCGAAGATGCCAACGCACCTGGTAGCGTCCGCGTAGGTGGCAGCCCCCGAGGAACCCGTGGCGGGTTCCTGTATGAAGTTCAGCGTGTCCCAAAAGTCGGCCCACGGGTTTGCGAAGTTGCCGCTAAAGCAGAAATTCGTGCTGAACTCTATGAAGGTAAAACCCTTGGTGATCGGGTCGAAAGTGTCATCTATCGTGACGGGCACTCTGAAATAAGCCGTGTTCTGGCGCGTCGGGTTGCTATAAAACTCGTGGTGGAAATAGTCGGCGGCGTTACTGCCGTAGAAGGGGCGAGTGATTAGATCGGTGCCAGTGAAAAGCTCCGGTACGCCCGACAGGCCCATGTAGTCAGCGGTCTGTACCCCGGAGAGCATAGACCCCTTACAGGAGAGTCCATCACTCATGAAGATGATACGCATACCCGGTGGTATGTAGTCGTCCAGCACCGGGTCTGGGATAGGGACGACGATGGGAGGAATGGTCGTCCCTGTCCCGGAGTAGGGGCCGTCGTTGCACGCGCGTGCAAAGTCCATCTGCCCATTGATGCACGCCCGCGTCATGGTCATTGTGATCGGGTCGGCCATGGGTTAGAGCCTCGTGCGAACCGTCAGGAAACCTGTATGATAGCCGTACTGGTAGCGGCGTGGTGTCTCTATATTGATAGGGGTTATCTCCGTCTCCAGGCGAGAGTTCACCAGGCCGCGCAAGTCGCGCACATACTCAGACCACTGTTGAAAGAAGCTCGTTGCCCGTTCCATATCCCCTATAGAGCGGGCGAGGCGGGCGGAGGCACCGATGGGCAAGAGTTCGTGGAACTCTTCTGGCAGACTTGAGGCAGGCCCGCCATCGTCCTCCAGAATCATCGTTATCCCGTCGGAGGCAAAGATTTGCGCGGGGTAGTCGGTCGGCTGCGTCATATCACTCACGACGCTCTCAGCGATGAAGCCCGCCTTGAGCGTCGTGAGTGTCGGGGTTGGGTAGACACCAAAGGCGCGTGTCCCGATAGGATAATAAAAAAGCGGACGAGACGCGTTGACGTTCCTCCAAGTACCCCCGTAGGCGTTATCTAAGTCCGGGATAGTCACTTTATCCAGGGGGTAGTACCGGGGTACAGTGGGGGTGACATTATCTAACAGATAGCTGCTGTGCAAATCATGCATCTGTCGTGAGAACAGATACTCACTCGTGCCCGCCGTCAGGGTGAACTCGTAACGACACTTGTTGAAGCCCGTCTTGCAAAGCTCGTTCAAGGCCCGGTTCAAAGCCCTAAGGATAGAGTTGGCGGGGGCGTACCGGGGCACCTCGTCGCCGTAGCCGTCCACGAGTTTCACCTTATCGAAGACGCCGAGTTCTTGCCGAACGTCCAACACGAGTTCTGCGGCAGTGCGTATACCGGGCATCAGGACTCCTCTACCCTATCTCGGGCGCTGTCACCCACGAGAATATCTTCGGCCAGTATCTTTGCAAGTTCGGCGGCGAGTTGGTCCGCGAACTCTATGCGGTTCTCCCGCAGGAGTATCTTGCCACGGTCCTTGCTGTTATCCATGAAGCCCGTCTCCAGGAGGGCACACGGGCCGGGGAAGTCAAAGACCAGAAGCCGCTTGTGCTGACTGTCGCTCTCTGGCTTGAGACCACGGTTCTTGAGGCCAAAGCCGTCCAGAGCCGCGCTCTGCACCCGCGCCGCCCAGCCTTTATCCTCCAGAGATCGATAGTAGCACTCCGTACCCCGCGCCAGGCCGTCCGCGCAGTTCATGTGTATACTTAGATACCGCGTGCAACCGGCGGCGACTGCCTTGCCGACCCTTTGCGTGAGCGGGGCACTATCGAACTTATCCGTCCGCGTCAGGTAGCACGCGTACCCCTCTTCGGTCAGGATGAACTTTAACGTGAGCGCAACTCTTAGGTTCAGGTCCGCTTCGTCGTACCCGTCATCCTGGCAGCCGGGGTCGTACTGCCCGAAGCGAAGGTTATCCTGACCATGGCCTGCATCCAGCGCGATTTTCACGGCTTAACCTTTGCCTTTGACCAGTATGCCGGATTGTCCATAAAGAGCCTGCGGTGATAGATACTGCAAAAGAAATACCATCTCCCATGGTACTTGATCTTGCCCGCCCTGAGTCGCGAGCGTTTCATCTTGCCCTGGTGTAGCTCTATCGCACAGTATTCCGGCTTAAAGAGCTTTTGTGAGTCTACCCGGTTAGGCAGTAGGAGCAGGCAGAGGGACAAAAGCATCCTGCAAACGCTGCGGGCTGTCATAGTCGTCCGTCATTCTCTGGTGCATAAAGGTCGTCAGACTCGTCAGCGTGTTATCCCACTCGACCTTGAGTTCGGGGTATCGCTCCTCTGCCTTAGGGTTCCCCCGGTCAATGCGACAGATGCGCTTCGCTGCCCCGATGGGTAGCTGTTCGTGGTAGATATCAGGCAAACCGTCCGGAAAGTCCGTGAGCAGTGCCATCTCCGTCGGGTTGCCAACGTACGTCACCTTGGGGTTGCCTAAGGCGACCGCGACGGCAGACGGTGCTTCGACGAGACAGACTTCAATCGTGCCGCGAATGAAGTAGCGATATATCTCGTCGCTGTTCGGAATCTGCTCCCAATCCGGTGTTTGCTGCTCCAAGAGGCTTTCATTGGTACGGCGCAGACGGATGCCGTTGTGCCGTATGCTGATGATGTCCAGCCAACCGGAGGGGATGGCGTACTCACGCACGCCCGTGCTTATCGCGATGGTGTTGCGCTTCTGATAGAACTTCGTGATCTGTGCAAGCTCTCGTAAGCTTTTGTTTAACTGGCGAGTTATGCTTATTGTCACCGGGGTGGTGTTGCCGGGGTCAGTAGAATTGCCGTCACGCACGGGAACCCGTGACCCGAAGGCCAAAAGCTCCTCGCGCGTGGCGGCAATGAGTTGTTCCAGGGTTTGCGACATTTACTGTCTCACACGCTACGTGTGGACGCGCAGCGTCTTCACTCGTTGTATTCTTCTTTTCCAAGCCCCGCTGGTTTCACCTGTACGCCGTAGATGCTGGCGTCATAGGTGAAGAAGATGTTCTGTTCGTTGCGCCACCAATTCTCCCACGAACCCTCACGAAAACGAACGTCCTTTAGGAGACCGTCCTGTATTCCCATAAAAGCCTCGGGGATCGGCTTGCCGGTCACATCGTCTATCTTGACAACGGGGGAGAGCGGGGGGATGAAGCTCCCATCCTCCACGTTCTCCCCGTAGTAGGTGAAAGGCTTCGCCGTAGCACGCTTGCGGTTCCGATACGTTGCACGCGCGTGCAATGGCTTACTCCTCTCTGGTCACTCTGACGTTGTGGACCTCGCGCGTATTGCCCGCTTTCGGCGGCTTTTGAGCCGCCGCCGGGTTGTTTGCCACGTCAAGCTGGTACGCCACCTGCTGCAATTGCGTGTTGGTCTCCACCATGATGGAGGCAACGACCGCTAGACCCTCGCAGAGCGTAAGGGTTGCCTGTACCTGCGCCCGGTCGGCGTTCTCGGGCAGGCTCTCCATGATTTTCTGCGTGTCTTTCAGGCGCTCCCAATACCAGTCCGCTGACTTCATGTACTCGGGAGGATTCAGAATCCTGCCCTCTGAGTCGGTTAGTGCCATAACTCACTCTCCTAAGAGCGGTTCAGGCTCCCACTTCTTGCGGAAGTCCACGCTTCGTACACCCTTCATCCGGTTGCACTCGCGACAGAGCGGTTGAACGTTGCTCATCTCGCTACCGCCTCCTTTGCTGACGGGTATCACATGGTCTATCGTGAGCTTCTTCTTTTCCCCACAGCAGACGCACCGATAATCGTACTTCTTCATCAGCGCATCCCACTCCCTCACCAAGAGTGTCCCATCGTTGCCCCGCGCCGTCGTGCGATTATTGTTCTGTTTGACTTGATAGAACTGACGCGCACGGCTCGGGTTGTTTTTGCGAAAAGCTATCGCCCGCTCTGAGGACTTCTTCTTCTCCTCGTCAGAGAGTTCATCCCACCGCTTTTTAGCCTTAACCCGCCTCTCCTGCCGATGCGCCGCGTCATACGTGCGGTATCTCTCACGCTCTCTATCGATGTTCTCCTCGCGATAACGCTTGCCGCGCTCGGTGTCGTAGTCAGCGTTTACCGCCCGCCATTTAGCAAAACTCTTGCTACGGCACTCCCGACAGGCTCTCAATAATCCATCCTTCGATTGACTGTCCTTACCGAAGGAATCTAACGAGAGCGCCTTTTTGCATTTGCAGCAGGTGCGTAGCGGTGCTTCTTCGCCTAGCAAAAGGTCGTCCATGACAACTACCTCCAGTATATTGTACCATACTGGTGAGGTAGTTGTCATGTTTTGCTGCAAACACCCTTTATGGACCTTTTGAAGCCCACTTGCCTCGCCAGTCACTCGCACCACGCCCCCACCGGGCGCTTGTCATGAGAACCGTCACGTCCGCGATCTTGTCGATGTCCGTATCGAAGTCGGCGGCGCGGCGGGTCATCCAGAGCCACTTGTGATTGTCGCTCTCCAGATACCAGGCGTTCGGGTAGCGCAGCCGGGGGTTCCCGCCGTTTACCTCAAAGTCCTGGTAGTAGAGGTTCTTGTCGTTGTAGTTGCTGCCAAGCACCTTTTGCGTACCGACAATTTGCAGCGCGTACGGCAGCCCTTGGGGGTGAACGACGAGGCGTTTCGGCATAAGCGCGGTGAGCCACCGGCCCGTGTCGTTCTTGGTCTGCCGTAGTGTGCTGTAAGCAGCATCCAGGCTTGTGATAGAGAGGGCAGCGTCGGTGGCGTGCCGGTTGCTGCTATACTCCACGACGCTGCTGCCGGACTGATTCCTGAGCAGCGGGTGCGCGGTGCTGAACAGTGCAACGCCGTCCGTCTCCCACCCCTGGTAGTCGAACCCGTCGCTCCACTGTGCGGCGGCATCCTCCTCCTGAGCCTCCACGACCGCTCTTTTAAGCTCGCGGGTTATCATGGGTACGAGTTCGTTCGTCTGGTCGTCCTCCTGCGCCTCACGCGAGATACCGACGGCAAGCGCGTACGTGGGGTAGACCATCGTGAACGGGCGACCCATGCGCGGCGCGTCGAAGCGCTTGGGGGTCGTCTCCGGTTTGCGCACGACACGCCCCAGGCCGACCGTGCCGAAGAAACTGTCGTACGCGTTATTAGTAGTATCGGTGTGGAAGTCCTCCGTCCGGAACTCCTTGATGAGACTCTCAGTAGGCTCCCACGCACGCCGCTTGAGGCTCCTCAGACCACCAGGGGTCATGAAGAGGGGCCAGTCACTACGCATCACATAGCCAGCCATGTCTCTCTACCCCCTTAGCTTTCGACCTGAGATTTGCCGTCGAGAATCTTGAAGTCCACGACGCCGCCGTACACGCCGATGGAGTCGGGCCGGATGCCGATAATCTTTATCAGCGCATTGTTGGTCGTCGCCGTCCGGATATAGCACCGCTTATTGCCGGGGTCCCATCCCAAATCCGCCGTCACGCCCCCGGAGGCGAGCAGCGCTTCGGAGACAGCGACCGTGGGTTCTATGGCACCGCTAAAGACGTTCCCCGCAAGGCACGGGAAGTAGATGATTTCCCGGTTGGGAGTCGTCTGACCGGCGACCGCCCCCGAGAAGGGAAGACCGAGTTCCTTAGGTGCCTGCGCAAACTCTCTGCCATACTGCGTACCGAGCGGCCCCTCCTCCCACTCGTCCGAGAAACCGACGAGCTTCGTGCTGGTCACATAGCCGACGACACCCGCCGTCGTCGTCGTGGGGGTGACGGCGGGGCTTGTACCCCCGGTCAGGCCCGTGCTAGTACACGTCGGCGCGGTTATGTCCGTGCCGGAAAGCGCGTTGCTCCAGGTGACAGTAACGGCAGCACTGTTGATCGGCCCGCCTGCACAGACAACGTTACCGTTGCCGATGGTACTCAGGGCTTGCAAAGCCGTCTGTACCTGTGCCGCCGTCGCGTTGTAGGCGATGCCCGCCGTCGTCTGCCCGCCGTAGGTGATCGTGAAGGTCCCGCCGGTCGGGGAGCCGGTCTGCGTGAGCGTCGTCACCTCGTTGGTTCCCTGTACCGCCGCGTGTTCCAGACGCCCCGAGGCGTTTAGAATCAGCGGCGAGTATTTTTTGACCGGATAGCTCGCCAGCGGGTTAAGATACCTCGCCTTAGAGCGCATATTGTTTGCCATGAAGCTCCGGGCCGAGAAGCCGAGGAACCCCTCGCTGATGGGATCGCCCATACTAGCCTCCAGTAGTCAGGATCAGGTCTTATTTCTGCCGGTTGTACGGACTTTCCGGGATGCCGCCGCCCATAGGCCCCCCGAAGCCGCCGAAGGTCGTCGTCGTGTTCAGGCCCGCGTATTTGCGGGCAGCGTCCAGAGACTCGGCCATCATTCCTGCCCGGTCGTAGTCCGCAGACTCCACCATCTGCCGCATTTGCCCCCGGAACTGAGAACCGGGGTCGGACGGGATGGGCTGTCCGTTCTCGTCGAAGCTCTGTACCTGAAACCCGTGTTCCTCGCTCAAGAGCTTGACCCTATCGCCGTCCACCATGCCCATAAGGGTGTGATGGTGGGCGTTGCCCATCATATCCTCCCGCTCCATTGCACGCGCGTGCAACCGGCGAGACTCCTGCTGCTCATACAGCATCTTGGGCACCTGCATCAAGACAAGATCACCGAGGGTAACGACCTCGCCCAACCCCTCTAGTTTACGTACCTGATGCATATGGGCATGGGACTTGCGAACAGGCGCATAGCCCTTACGCCGGGCCTCGTTATAGCTTGGGTGCGCACTGTCTTTGTTCGCCCAATAGTAATGATAATTCTGGTCGTAAGTCTCTGTGTCCAGGTCGTTCGCATCCCGCATCTCCACTTCCCGGTCCAGCATCTTGCGGGCCGTCAGGTCGGCCAAACGGACCTGCACGTTCTCGTACACGTCCTTTTCGGAGTTGTACGTGGGTATCGTCACGAACTCCTCTTGCGCATCTGCGAGGGGTGCGGACGGGGAGACTTGCGCCGCCCCGTCCGTCCCTGCCGCTTCAAACCCGTCGCCCATGCTTTCAGTCAGCAACGGGATAGCCGCTTTGGGTTCTGGTAAGGTTGTCAGTTCTTCGGTCATTTCTTTCTCTAGGGCTTAGGTGCCCCTGCCCTCGTACTCCGCTTCGTCCTGCGCGACTTCCTCAGCGGTGATGGTCTTTCCGTTCAATTTGCTGTACACCCGCGCAAGCTCTCTGTGTTGATCCGTGACGGCCACTTTGGGCTTCGCTGCACCGTTCCTTTTAGCCGCCGCCTCGCCCGATGCCCCGGTGCCCCCCTGCGGCTGTGCGGGGGGTCTGCGGGCACCCCCTGCCCCCGCCGGGTACAACACGTCGGCAAGCTTGCCTTCCTTCCAGAGTTTCGCAAACGCGCGGCCTATACTCTCGTCCACCATTTCCGGCTGTGCCGCTTGCAAATACCCGAACTCCCCGTTCTGCACTCCCTCCTTGACGATCTCTATAGCGGTCTGAAAGACCTGCTCCGCCGCCTTCTGCGCGTCGTCCTCGGGGTGGACAGCGAGGAAGAGACTTGTTAGCTCCTGCATGGCCTTGGGAATACGCTCCCGCTGCTTTTCGGCGGCTTGCATCACGGCAGCTTGCTGCCCCTGCGCCCGATCCGCCTGGCGCTGCTGTCGCTGCTGGTTGTACTCCTCGCGCCAGGTTTCGTACTCCTCGCGCATGTAGATTGGCGCGTTGGCGGTGTCGATGCCGTCGCGTTCGCACGCCTCCACGTACTCCTGCAAACGCTGCTCAGTCCACCACCGGGCGGGTCGCACGGGTACGCCGAGTTCGTCCAGGGGGAAACCCGTTTCGGGGTCCGTCTGGCCTCGGTAGTCGCGCGTGTATTCAGGCTGATCTTGTTGGGTTGTGGGGGGTTCGCCGGGCTTGGCCTGCGGCGCTTGTCCCGAAAGCGCGGCGATGGCGCTCCGCAAATCGCCTATCTCCGAACCCTGCTGCCCGAAGCGGCGCTGTAAGGACAGATAAGCCTCTTCCAGCTTCTCGGGGGATTCAAAGACGTTGGCGTACTTGCGTGGGGTCTCGGGACTCTCGGGAGACTCGGGGGGAGTCTCCGGTTCCTTCCCCTCTTCGACCGGTTGCTCGGGGAGTTTTGCAACCGTCTGCTCCGACTCGTCTTCGGAGAGCGTCTTCTCCAGGTTGGCGGGGTGGAAGGGATTGTCCTCCCGGCGGGGTCGGCGGCTACGTGATTCTGACGGTTTACCGTCTTGGGCCGTAGCGGGCGGCTCGCCGGAAGGCGGTTCCTGCTTGGCAGCAGGAGGCTGTGCCTTTTTCTCTTCCACCTCGCCAAGTAGACCGTCTTCCAAATCAGAAGACGGACTTCTGGAGGGCGTCTCGTCCGGTGCCATACTCAGGTCGCGGTCGCCCGCGAACGTCCAGGCTATGTTAGGTTGAGTCATCGTACTGTACCTCCGGTCACACAAAGCTGTCAAGCGCTTTGCAAAAGTTTTAGCTTAGAGCGTTTCAGCAGCGAGACGATCCCTGAGTCGTGATTTGACAGCTTCCTTTATCGGCTGAGACTTCTCCTCGTTCCCGACGAAGTAGCTGTCCAGCATCTCCTCCATGAGTTCCGACGCGAAGCCCACGGTGAGACGCGCGTAGTAGTTCAAGTCACGCATCTTCCCCGGCAGCGTCTCGTCCTCCGGGTCGGCGTAGGCCAGCCATGCGGCGAGAACGTCGTAACGCCGCTTCGCCTCCCTCTGCATGAACTGGTAGCTCGGGTTCGATTCCAGTTCCGAGAGGCGCAGGAAGGTCTGGTAGTCCTCCGGACTCTCGGACTCCAGACGAGAAATCGCCTCCTTACGGGTCGTGCTGTTCTTGTAATCGTAGCGTAGCATACGAATCGATTCGTACCTTTCTATATTGTCTATATTGCACGCGCGTGCAACGGGGTTGGGTGGTTACTGCCTTCGCTTCATCGTCGGTTTGCCGACCTTGGCCTTCGCCTGTTGCTGACTGAGTTTAAGGCGCTGCATCTCGTGTTCCCCTGTCGCCTTCTGGTTCGCCATCGTTTGCTCCTGGTTCATCGCCGTCTTCTGCATCTGCAAATCCGCCTCCCCCTGCGCCTGCTGAGTGGCGATCTGGTTCTGGTTCTGTGCGTGCTGCATTTGCAGGTTCGTCTCTGCCTTATCGGCAGCCATCTCCAGACCCGCCTGCTGCTTCTCCAGACCGTGCTTCATCTTCATATGGGCCATCTCAACGCCGTGCTTGGCCTTGTCGGCGGCGATCTGCGTCTTACCGCGCTCCATCTCCTCCTTCATCTGTATCTTCTGTTCCGCCAGTTTCATCTGCTCCTCGACGTTGTTCTCGGCGTCCGGACCCTTGCCCTGCGCTGTGTATACCTGCTGTAGCATTTGCAGGATTTGCGGGGCAAGGTTGGGATTACTGGCTAAGAAAGCAGCGAGGAATTCAGGGGCGACGTTGGGCGGCAGGGGCGGCTGTTGGGGCGGCGGGTTTTGTGCGTTCTGCACGTCCTCCTGGCGCGCGTCCTGCTGCGTGCCAAGCAGGGAACGTATATTACGCACGCCATAGCTCTCCAGGACGCTCCTCTCGGCATTATAGGCACGCTCCTGGCTCTTGTTGATGAACTGAGACCGCTCCTTCATCATCCAGACCTTCTCCGCGCCTTGCAGCTTTAGCTGCTCGTTCGTGTTGATGGTGTCTCCGTGCGCAAAGATTTTAACGGGGGTGTACAGTTCGTCCAGGTTGATGTCGCCGTAGATGCGCTCCCCGTAGCGGGAAAGGGCGTAGTTCATGGCGAGAGGCACCCTGCCGTTATCCCCCGGCAAAAACGAGTACCGGCGCACGTCTGCCAGGATGCTGTAGGCGACCTGTCGGTTGACGCTCTGTATGCGCTTGCTACCGACTTTCAGGCGGCGTGCCCCGGCGGCGACGGCGGTTTGCGCCTCCGTCGCCGTCTTATCGCCGCTCTGACCCATCGCCCCCGCCAGGGTCTCCGAGATGGCCGTCGCCTTCTCGGCGTACTGGTCGATCTTTTCCCCTTGCAAAAAAGCATCCTGCGTGGGCATCGGAAAGGTGTGGACTTGCATCTTGTTAAACTCGTCCACGAGTCTGTGGTTCAGACCGGTCCTTATGGTCTGACGGGCGACCCGGTTGCTGCTCTGCCGCTCCTCTTCCACGATCACCGTGAGGTTAATCGCCCCGGCGTCCAGGGCGAGGTTTGCAGAAACGTCCGATTCCTCCTGCAAACCCTCTAGAATCTGCCCGAGTGGCATCCCGTAGAGCTTGCCGGGGCGCTCAAAGATGGTGAAGGCACGCCAGGGGCGACAGCCGGGGGGTCCGATGACCTCCTGCCCTCTCAAGAGGATACTGGTACTCGTTTCCCCGGTGAACAGCCAGTCCTCCTCCAAATTGTCACCGTTGCCGTCGAAGCGCATGATGAAGTGAACAACCTCAGCAACACGCTGCGTGTCTCGGGAAGGCTCCGGTGTCTTGATTTGTGCGTTCGCTAAGGACTCGTTGCCCTCCTCGTACTCCTCCTCGTCCAGCCAATCGGCGGCGTCGTCCTGGTCGAAGTGGATATTCGTGCGGTTGTCCTCCGTGATGGGTCGGAAGCGCTTGTCGTCCTCTAAGGCTTGCAACTGCTTGCCGTCGTAGAGACCGTTTTTAACACCGTGACGCAGTTCATCGATGGTGACGTACTCTTTGTAGCCACTAAGAGTCGCCCTGTCGGGGTCCTCGCACCGCGCGGGGAACTGTACATAGTCGAAGTAGGAAATCACCTTGACTTCGGGACAGTTTTTCGTCACAGCCTCGCGATAACCGTCGAAGAAGCTGCCGAGGGTCGCTGTTTTACCACTCAGATGCCGGATTTTGATGCCGGGACGGATCATTTGCGGGTTCGTGGGGAGCTTGAAGCCGAAGGACTTCGCGTTTTCGGGCGTGAGGCGGTTGTAATCCCGGTAATAGGCTTTCTCGCGGCACCAGTAGGGGTAGAGGAAGCAGGTCCCTTCGTCCAAGGCGCGGCCTATCGCCTCGTCCTGCACCTGGAACCAGTCCATGTGTTCTGTGAGGTAGGAATCTAGCAGTTCTTCGACCTTGTTTGCGGCGTCCCGGTCCTCGGAACGGTCCACTTCGGTCGTGAAGTAGGGACGAACGCCGGTTGTGACCTCGCAATAGAAGGCGTGGAGGGTTTGACGGGCCTGATAGGTCAGAGGCGTCCGCAGGTTCGCCCCGTCAGGGCCGATGGGGCTTTCCCGGTCGGGCGGGACCATGTAGATACTCTGCATCGTCTCCCGCACCATCCGGTCGCGGGGCAGGCGCACCTCGGCACCCGCCTTAATCATCTGCATCGCCCGCTTTCCGACCGCCGAGAGGAGCTTTTTGCGCCTTGATTGACCATCCTCCTCGGCTTCCAGGTCGTACTGCGCCTTGAGCGTGTCGGAAAGTTCGGTGCCTAAGAAGGGGGAGATGGGTTCAGGGGCGTACTCCCCCTCGCCTTCGTTGTCGTACTCCTCACTGTCACCCTTCTCCTCTTTATCTTCTTTATCTTCGATGAGGGGGGCTTTTTCTTTCGTATCAGGCATCACTCACTCCTCGCGGTCAGGCGACCGCAGGTAAAAAGAAGGGCCGGGTTGCACGCGCGTGCAATGCCCGGCCCATGATATCAGGTAGTTGGTGGCGTTGAAGCTAGTATATCTTATCGGAGAAGGTCTTCTTCCTTGACCTTCTTCTCCGTCTTCGCGCTCTTGCGGCCCTTGCCCTCGCGTTCCCCGTTCTCGTCTTCGTCCTCTTCCCCTATCACGCCGCTTCCTACGGGACGGTTCTCTTCTAGGGGCAGAGGTTCGGTCGGGGGTCTGCCCTCGGCCTGTGATTCGTGATAGAGAGTGGGGTTCGCCTCTTTACGTTTGTCGTCCTCGACCTCCTGTGCGGAACGGAAGCGGGGTACGGCGTTGGGGGGCATGGCGCTACCGGGCGTGTGCGCCGTCGTCGCGTCCAAACGCTGCGGCTCGGCCCGGTTCTTCTCGTCCGGGTTTTCGAGTTCCTCGCTCAAGGTCCGCCGGTCGGAATCACTCTGGTCCTCGGGACGATTTGCGGGCGGCGGGGGCTGATAGGCTTTCAGAGTGGGACTCGGCTGCGGTTTGCCGGAAGCCTTGTACATCTGCTCGTCCCGCTCCTTGTAGACCTTATCCTGGTCCTCCGGTTTGGTCTGCTCCTGCGGCTCCATCGGGCTGACGTACCCGTGGATTCCGTACTGGCCGCGCATCTGGTCAGCCTCCTCGGCGTTTCGTGGAACACCCGCTCTGGAGACCGCGAGCGGAACGCCGTCCCTGCCAATGTCGGCCCCGTCCTCTTCCCCTTCTTCCGCGCCCTCGCCCAGCAAGGCGTCACTCTCACCCCTGCGCCCCCGGCTCTGCGTCCTGCGCCCTGCGGCAGCCGACTCGCCGCCCCTCTCTCCTCTTGGCTGCGCCCCGCCGGGCCTCGTCCCATTGCCCATCGGCACGTCAACGCCCATGTTGCCCATAAGAGCCATAGAGAGGGCGATTTGCGAGGCGAGCTTCGCCTTCTCGTACGGGCTTCGGGTCTCCTCGCAGTAGTCGGTGGCGATTTTGAGATACCGTAGCATCTCGGCCTGTGCGTCCTGATTTGCCATGACAAAACCTCCTTGCACGCGCGTGCAAAGCGCGTTCCGGCTGGCAGGATTATGGCACGGCTCTCAAGGGGTGTCAAGGGTTTGCAAGAATTATCTTCGTCTGCGGCCCCAACCGCCTCGACTTCGCCGCCAACCCCCTTCGCTACGGTCCTCGCCCCTGCCGAGCCGTTCAAAGAACTCCTCGGCCTTGTTCATCATCTTCTTGCGCTCCTGCAAAATTGCAAAGGGGTCATCCGTGTTGACGCGCTCGACGGACTCCAGGGCAGACAAATCGTAGTCTATGTCCTCCCCGAAGTACATCTCGCCGTCCTTGCCCGCTACACCGTGAGGCTGATTAGCAAAACCGTATTCAAAAGCGCAGCGGTAATGACTCTCCGGCCCATGTACAGGAGTTCCATTCTCTCTCTGCCGGGAGTCTCGGAGAGCTTGGATAAGGTCAGCGCAGAACATTTCGTTGAAGTCGCAGTACGGTAGAGCCGCTGATACGGCCTCTTTCCGAGGACCAAACGGCTTCGTCTTCTCGTTCGTTTGCACATAGATTCCGTACTCCCCGAGCGTCTGTATGACGCTCGTCGCCGTCACGGGGTTTCTTTGTTTCCCGGCGGGGTCTCCATAAAACGCCGTGTATCTTCCCATGAAGGGGGCGTGGCGCTCTATCACCTCTAAATCCGCCTCCGTGTAGCCCCCCTCCGCCTGGCCCGCGCCGAGATAATAAGGCCCCAGCAGGAACGGCACGAACCACTTGATCGTCTTGCCTCGCGCCTGATAGCTGTCGATGATCTTGAACCGATTATCCCCGGCAGAGAACTGGAACCAGACGAGGGCGGTCATGTCGGTCAGGCCGTAGTCCATGGAGCAATACAATCTAAGAGTCGGGTCGTACTCATAGACGCCAAAGCGGGAACGCTCTATCTGCGGGTAGATTTGCCCCTCTACACTCTCGTTATAGTTAACGTCTAACTCTTGGGCTATTAAGATGGGGTCATAATTAAGTTCCCGCTTGGCCCGCTCGTACCAGGGGTATTGGGGCGGCATGGCGTCGGAGTGCTTGTTGTAGACTTCCGGGGACGGGAAGCCGTGCCCCCGCGATAAGACTTTGCCATTGACATTAGAGCGTATGACGAACTTGTTCTTGGACTCGTCCACCATCCAATGTAGTGTGACCTTATCGATGGTGCGCGGCTTGCCGTGGCCGGGGTTGGCGAGCCTTCCCGCGAAATTCATGCCCTTAGGGGTAAAGACAACGATACGGCAGTTGGTGGTGCGGCTGCAAGACGCCCACGTAGAGGCGGGGTAGGGGGCCTCCGCGAACTCGTCCAGGAAGGCCATCTTGACCCTCCCGGAACGACCGAAGTTCGGACCCATGACCTCCCCGAGCAGCATGGAGTTGGTTTGCGGGTTGAACCGCTTCATGTGCTGCCGGTGCTGCTTCTCCGTATACCCCGTCGGGTAGAGAAACGGTGCACTGATCTTTAGACTCTCTAGCAGGTAATCGAACTTCCAGAAGAGGGTATTAATGTTGTTCTTGGAGTCTATCTTGTCTTCCGTAATCGACCCGTTTAATGCAGAAAAGCGGGTCTGAAAGAGCCAACCCCAGAGTTGTACGGCCATGACCATCCAGGTCACGCCCATCTCCCTGGTTTTATCCGTGAGTAAACTTCGGTCCTTCTCAATCGCCGGTTGCAAACGCTCCTCAATGAAGGCCCATTGAAACGCCCTTAACAGGAAGGGAACGTCGCGCAGGTCCGCACTGGCGCGCGGCTCATTAATCCAGAGGCACGTGCTGATAAAGAAGGCGGCATTCTTACGGCACGTCTCTATGAACTCGGCCCTGAACGCAAGGTCGCTGTTCGCCCGCGCCAGAATCCCGATGCGTTCCTCTAAGCTAATGACCTTCATTTAGATTTTGCACGCGCGTGCAACGCCTTTATACTTCTTCCCCAGCCTCTAGCTTCTTAGCTAGTCGCTGTCCTCAGCGACTTCGATATCTGCCGGGGCAAAACTCAGTACGGGCTTATAGGTGTCCAGTATCCCCTCGGCCTCCCTCCTACTCTCTATGTACTCGTCCGTGACCTCGGGCAGTGGGTTCTCAGACACAAAGCGTGCCACCTCTGTCTCCGTCTTGGCCCCGGCGAGTATCGCCTTACTTCTGGCGATGATGTTTTGCACCTGCTCCTTAGCGGACAGTTTGGCAAACTCCTCCGTGAGTGCCCCACCCTCCCCTGACAGGTTTAAGTTCACGCTCACCGCGCCGCCTTGCTCTGTCTTCCCGCTCTTCCCACTACTATCGACGCCCGCCATGCCCATCTCCATCTGCACGGCATTCATTCTCGTCCGATGATCCTTTCTGCCATCGCTCGTAAAGCTCCCGGTGCGCGCCTCCTCCAGGGTATCCAGCCACGCGTCTATGCCGACGCCCCGCTCGACCATCTTGGCCTGTATGAAGGCGCGTATGGCGTCGGCCCCTTGCTCAACGGGCATCGTCGATTTGGTCGTAACCGTGGCCCTTATGAAAGTCTTGACATTGCGTTCCGCCTGTGCCCTGCCTCGTGGCTCAGCCTCCTCGACGGCTGTTATGGAACTGAGAGTAGGCGGCTTGCTCTTAGGGATGAAAGGCTTCGCCGCGCTTTCAGCGCTATAGGGGACAGCCTGACCGGTCCTCGGGGGCGGGTTGTCGGAAAAGAGGAGGGGGGTGTCCTCGGTGTACGCCTCGCTGACCTGTCTCGTGGCCTCGCTATGGGGCCTCTTGCGTCCCTGTTTCGTCCGCTCGCCCTTGTGTCTGTCACGGTAGTTGGTGTTCATATCTTGTACATCTTCCAGGGTTATCGGACAGTCTACCAAGTCCTTGTTAAGCAGGTCAAGCGCCGCGCTCTCCTCTTGACTTAGCTTGACAAGAACACCCGTTTGCAGCAGGCAGTGCAGCCTCTCGTTCTTGCCTCTCTCTCGCTGATAAAGCGGGACTATCTTCGGGGCCTTAAAGGGTTTTTGCACGCGCGTGCAACACTCCTTTCTGGTGATTTGCTAAAACGTATGACGTTATGATACACTGTATATATTGTACTACGAAAGGAACGTTTATGTCAAGTCTGAGGCCCATCGCGCGGGAGCGCGTGTTTCGTCGTGACAAATACACCTGTGTGTACTGCAATCGGTCTTCCCTCACGGACGGGGTGAAGCTGCACGCGGACCACCTTGTTCCCGTCCTCCTCGGCGGTTCCAACAAGGTGCGAAACATCGTCACGGCCTGTTCCGGCTGTAATCTCGCCAAGCGCGCGGAGCTTCTCACTACTCCCGAACGACGCGCCATAAGGGCAACCGTGAGACAGCGCAATGCAGAATGCGGCATCGAAGAGGAAAGAATCGTCACGGGCGTACGCGTCTCCAACCCCCGTAAAATCGTCTCCATCCGGCTGTCAGAGCAAGAAGAAGACTATTGCAAAGTACAAGGTAACGGGAACGTGGGAGGCTTCATACGCTCTCTGATAGCGTACCACCGACAGGCTGAGATAGACCGGGGGAAGCTAATCCGTAACGCACAGACTCTTGCAAAGCAGGCTGCAAAGAGCGAGACAGAGGCTAACACGTACCGTAAGGCCCTACGGGATAAGGGTAAGCCCGTGCCTATCGCCAAAACACACGTACGTGCCTTCAACCCAGACGACTCCCCCGTGAGAGACCTCGGTGAACTGTGAAAAATACATAAAATTTCTTATCACTCATGCCACGCACCTATTACCGTCCCTGATGCATTCCACTTTCTTGCAAACAGGTCAGGTACTCTTGCAAATATGGGTCCTACACAGTCTTGCATGCCTATTCAATCGATTGAATATCCGTTGC